ATATTTTTCTACTTCTGGATTTGACAAACCCGAATCAAAGTTTTGTCCTAGATTATACGTTGTCGTATTATTTATGGTAGTAGTAATACCATTAAAATTGGAATCTATTTGGAGATTTATATTTCCACCTTCGATAACCAAAGATCCGTCTACAGTTGGTGATGAAGTAAACCTATTGAGTTTATATCCATATGCTGGAATTTCTGTCGATAAATCTGAAGTTCCAGTATTAAAACCAACTAAAGACCTATCTTGCCAATATTTTAACACTCCAGTTTTATTGTCATAATATACAACCTTACCGACTGCAGTAATACCAGCGCCTATTGTTTGTATAATTTCTGCATTATCTGCAAAAGTTGCATTTTGATAGTCATTAGGATTTGTAATTCCTGTCAATTTTAATGCATATACACCACTTACGATGCTGTCGGACAACAATTCATTTGTTTGGAATTTTTTTGGATTTTTTATTATTCCAACTCTAGCAACTTTATTTCCACTGACAAAATCTGGATTCTCAATATCATTTTCTATTCTCGAATACAGCAACAAATTATAAGATCCAAGTTCTTTATAGATATCTTTTCCATGACCTCCTGGAGGAGGAATTATTACATTAAATTTTGGAGCAACTGAACCCGAATTTAAAAGTAGTCCTCCAGAAGCAAGGTCCAACTTTCCAAAAGTATAACCAGATCCACCTAAAGTTACATTTACAGATTCTACTGTAGAATCTTCACCAACAACGACCGATGCCTTTGCGCCACTTCCATCTCCAATTATATCAATGTTAGTATATGTTCCTTGAGTTAATCCACTACCTCTATTTGTTACTGTAACAATTTTCAATTGTCCACTTGTGTCTGCATTATTTCTAACCAAAGAATATTGATCATCATTCCAATCTGCAGGAACTGGTATATAATTTAAAGACTCAAACTTTACAACATCGCTAGGCTTTATTGTGTATAAGTATTTCCAAATGTAACCATCTCCACTAGTACCTGCTGATCTTGGTTCAAGGTCAGTGAATGTAGGTTCATCTAAAGATGGTCTACCCTCTGTATTTTCTGGATCTATTCCATTATAGAGACAAATGTAAACATTAAAGTCGCTATTTACTACATAATAATTTGCAGAATAAATGCTAGATTGATTTGATGGTACTGATCTTTTATCTCTACTTACATCATTTCTATACATGTCATAAGTAGTTCCAGATGTCCAAGTAATTTTTCTAATTACTTGCCTAACATCGCTAGAATTGATTTTTTTTAGTCCTATAATAGTATCCCAAATATCATTTTGATAGTCAAAAGAATCTATTGGTGGTTGGGGCGAAGAATCCCAATCCAATTTGTATTCAGAAGCATTTGTTAGTCCAACAAAACTATAATAAGAAAATAAAGAAGAACCAATAGAAGATAATAAATTACTAGAATTTAGTATTCTAAATTGATCAGTTATAATTGCTGACATTTATCTTAAAATTTTAGAACTATTTATTATATAATTGTATAGGAATTAAATTTTAAAGGATTTGTTCTCCTTACAATTGGTGCAGTAGTTAATCCCGAATTTTGATAACTTGTTCCTACTATAAATTCCCTCTCTTGTGGTCTAGATTTTGTCTCAATTAATCCCCAACTAAATTCCCCAAAGAATCTGTTGCTTCCAAGATCACCTAAAAGATTATAATCTTGAACACTAACTACAACTCTTGCAACATTTACTGTAACAAAATTCTCATATCCATATACACCAGTAACCGGTACAATAGAAACTGAAGCAACTTGATATATGTTGTCCATAAATCTTGTTCCAACACTTATAATAGATCCACCACTATCTAAAGAAACTAATCCATTTCCAATATTTGTGTTAAAAACATTAAGATAATATGATTCTTTTATACCACTTTCAGTTACTGTTGGGTTTGTAAACGCTGAATTTCTAAGTGGTGAATCTCTTGGAATTAATAAATCAAATACTATTCCAGTTTGAGCATATCCAACAGAAATTGTAGATACACCCGTAATGATTCCATAGTCCCCACTATATGTAACATTACTAATCTGCTCCTTCTTAACTTTTGGGGATTCTATAATTACGAGTGGTGGAGAAGAAACTGTATAACCAAATCCAGGATTTACTATTTGTATTGAGGTAACAACTCCAGAGGAAATAGATGCTGTTGCAGTTGCCTTTCCTGTAGATCCTATTCCAATTGGACTTGTGATTGATACTTCAGGTATGAAATCATATCCAAGTCCATTATTAGTTATGTCTATGGATGATATTGTGCCAGCAACAGAAACTAAAGCAGTAGAAATTGCTACGATGTTTTCTTTTACGTCTACAATTTCAATTTTACTTATGTAAGAATCTGAAGAATTTTCGTTTTTATAATCAAAGAACGATTTCAAAGAATCTACAAATATCATAGTGCTTCCTATTCCAACACCTTTTATGAGATTTCCTACAGGATTAATTTTTGGTTCATATTCTATTCTATCTTTTGTCACATCTGCATTATTAATTTTAATATCATTTCTTTGTTTGCACCAAGTTATTGGTCTTAAAAGATCTAAGTCAGAAGAAACTCCAACCGAAGAATATAAATTAGTGTCTACTGAAGTTGGTGAAGTGATAACATTAACTATTCTATTCTTTTGGTCTGTATTCGAATCTTCACTATCAATATTAAGAATATCTCCAACCTTTATAGTTTCTTCTATATCAACATCAATAACATCAATTCCATCTGTTCCTCTGTAGAATAATATCTTACATTCATCACCTTCTTTTGGTGCTTCGGTAAATGTTATATTACTTCCTCCATTAAATATGTAAGATTCGTTCGGAATTTGTATCACATCATTTAAAATTACTAAGATAGTTGCTTTTATATCAATATTAGAACCTTTTTTTGTGATAATAGAGAATATGTTTCCATCATCCCTCAATGTAAATGTCTTTCTTAGTCCATCAAATCTAAAACTAAAATCGTCTAATAACTTTAAGTTTCCTACAAACCAACCTGAAAAATTATCTTTTGTAACATTATCAATTAATATAGAAAACTCTTCAAAAGATTTTGATGGATCTAAAGGTATTCCTGTAGATCCTCCAGTTTCTACTGTCAATATTTCTCCGGGAAGATATGAATAACCATAATTTTTTATTTCAAAACTTACGACACTAGATCCTTGCCCAACAACTATATCTATTTTTGCTTCAGTTCCAACACCAGAAGGATAACTTGGAGAATAAATTAGTGGAATATCTGAATATGAAAGCGGAGGATCAAAAACTACATCTGGTGGATTTAATTGGTCATATCCAGATCCTGGATTAGTAATATTCACAGAAACAATATTTCCATTAGAAACAATAGCATTTCCAATAAATTCTATATTTGGAATACCTGAACTATAAGTTTGTACACCAACTCTTATATTTGTTTGTATTCCAGATCTATATCCAGAACCACTATTTCCAATGCTTATTGTCGATATTGTTCCTGAAATAGAGACTATTGCAGTTCCTCCAGCAGAAACTAGAGGTTGATAACCAAGTCCATTACTTGATCCAATTGATATTGGTATTCCACCTCTAGGAACTGATGCATTATTTGGATCATAAGATACTGATGTTGCTGTTCCCGTAAAACTTATTTCTGTTCCTGCCAAATTTTCCGTAAGGGTAAAATCATCATCAGGAATTTGCAAAACATTATTAATTAATGTTATTGATCTATCTGTAGAAATTCCAAATACATTCTGTTGATTGGAAGTTAAAACAAAATCTTTATTTGCCGAATTAAATGAACTTGATATATCATCAAATAGATAATTTCTATTATAGGTTTCAGAATTTCCATCAGGAATTCCTGAACGTATAAAAACTCTACCATGAAAAGAAGATTTTATAGTATTTTCTGTAATTACACTTCCAAATTCATTGGGATCTCCTTTTGTCTCACCATATGGAGGTGAAGCAAAATAAATCTTACTTCCAATTATATTATAATTTCCCTCAACTTTTCTTATTATGGAATTTGATAGGTGAGATGATATTCCAGTGCCAAGAAATCCTCTATCAACGTCAACTGAATTTCCAATTCCTATAGAATTTATTTTTAGTATTTCATCATCAATTTTAATTAAATTTCCAGAAGAAAATGATGAAATTCCAGAAAATGTTAAAATATTATCTGAACCATTATCTATACTATTTTGTAAAATACTTGAAGTTGATGAACTTACTACAATAGGTGATTGTATTACATTATCAATTGCTATTATACATTTTCTATTCTGTTTTGTCGATGTTATGTAATGGGTTATTCCTACACCCACTGAAGTAATATCTATTAGATTTGGTGTTGCAGATAACGCATTTTGAGCGGATGATGCAAATTTAATTCTAGTTTCATCAACTTTGTAAATATAAAGTTCTCCGGAGAGTTTATTGGTTAATCCAACTCCAGTTATAACTGTGTTTGCTATACCAATAGAATTATCTGTAGAATCTTGATCTAATTGTTGAGATCTATAATTTACCTGTTCACCAGTAACAAAAAAGTGATTTGGTATCGTTATATAATCTTCATTTACATTAACTACCGAAGATAGACTTCCATTAAACAACTTTTCAAATATAAAATCTCCTTTATATTTTAAGTCAAATTCCGTCCTATCTTGACTACCAAATACGGAAACTCCCGTTTTTAATTCTACATTTTTTAAATTTAAAGATGGTGAAAAATTAGTAAATTCAAAGTAAGTTAACTTATTTTGATATATTACAACTTCTACATTTGTATTTGGATTTGGAGTAAATAAAATATCTGTAGTTGACGATAAATTTGTACTAAATGATCCTAAAGAATTTTGAGTTTCTACATTTCCATATTCTATGGAGTAAGTTTCTCCACTATCATTTATTACAATTAATTCAGAAAACTGAATATTTCCAGAATCTAAATCAGTAACTTGAGCTATTGCATATGAAGATTGATAATTTGAGTCATAAGAAGACACTATGGTTGGAGAAGGTGATGGACTTGCTAATATTGACGTTTTATTAGATTCTATATTTCCCGATCTAAGATTTAATGATCCTTCTTGACTGAAATTTGTATTTGCAAATGAAACATTAATTACATTTGCGGAAATATTTCCTAAAGAAGAATCGTCAGGATAAAAGTCTAAATTAATATTAGAACCAGAAACATAAACATCATATGTACCAAGACCAGAAATTGACGAATCATTATCAAAGCAAATTGTTCCATAATCTGATAGTAAAATCTCGTTATTAGAATTGACTATTATATTAAATTCTTTATACTCATAAAAGTTATTTGATGTAGACAATTCTACTAATATTTTTGATGATGTAAAATCTGCAGATATTTGAGAAATTGTTTCTGGATTTCCGGAACTAAAAGTTTTATTTGAAGATCCAATACTTACAATATCGCCCAAATTATAAGAATCGGTATCTGTAATTAATTGTTTTGTTTCATATGAGAAAAAACTATAATTATACTCGTTTATTCTTCCATCTATCGGAAAAAATTGTAGATTATTTGTTCCGCCAGAATTTACAATATCAAAAGAACCAATCTCATCTTGAGTAAAAACCTTGGCATAATTATTGGAAAATATTTGATTTCCATTAGTTAATAAAGAAAGAATAGATGTTTGCTTTCTATCACCAAATCTATTATCCAATACATTTAAAAATAACTTTTGAGATCTTATTTTTGTTGCCATTTTACTTTAAATATTGAATGAGGTTACGAAAGTTGATGGTAAGCTAGTATTAAATTGGTCACTTATATCATCTATGAGCAAAACTCTATTTCCAACCGATTCTGAATAATCTTGTATGATTCTAGAATCGAAAAATATTTCATCTGACGATAAGACATTATCAATGTAAAAAGAATTTTCTCTCGCAAGATCATAATCAAAGGTACAATTTACATCCACCTCACTATTTAAGTCTATGCTTATGTCAAGAGATTCTCTTTGCTGACTTGTAGTTATTCCGCTAAATTCTTGTGTGGAAGAAACAACCTGCAAATCGCCAAAATTCTTGAATCCTGCAGTGTGGTTCAAATCATTTACAGCGTTTTTCCAGTCTTCTATCGGAACTTCGGATTTTACAGAATATGAGAAATATTGATAATAATCATTATCAGCAATTCTTTGTAAAGAATTATTTAAGAAACCAACACTATCTTTCCAACCATTTTTGACTACAGAAGAAGATCTAATAGTATAATAATCTTCATATGATAAATTTTCTTTGATAGTTCCTTTTGTTCCTGAAGAAAATCCCTCTATTATCGTTTCATCTTTTATTGGGTTTGTAGTTTCTATCTTTAATATCTCATTATTAGAATCCCAATTTAAAACCTTTCCAGTTTTATTTCCATATTTTACAATCTCTCCTTTACTAAAAGAATTTTTAATTAATTCTACATCAAAAATTGGAAAATATTTTTCAGGAACAATAGAACCCGAAGAATTCTCTGAGTCGAATGTACCTGGAATTTGAGATCCTGTAAGGTAATTTTCTAAAGAATATTTTAGTGTTGGATTTGGTCCTGCAGAACTTATTTCCTTTACTGTAAATAATTGATAATTGTAATCTTTAGAATTGTATCCAATACCAGAAGATTCTAATACAGAAATTCCTTCTATTAAAATTTTATCATTTAAATTAAACGGGAATTCATTTTCTACAGGAAATTCTCTATTAAATGTCACAGTAACTTCTTTGCTAGAATCACTATATGATATAGAAGAAATCCCAACTCCATTTGTGTTCTGTACTGGAATTATTTTTGGTGTTACATTGAAAAATCCTTTAGAATTTTTTATTATTTTTATAGTGTAATTTTTCTGATCAAAATCCAAAACCAAGTCATTAACAACTTGGTTAGTAAATCCATCCAAAACTACTAATGTTGGTTCGGTGTTATAATATAACCCAATAGATGAAATTCCTATAAAGTTTATTTTTGATAGTGGCTCTACTCTTATTACGGTAGGAAATTTTACTCTAGGTCTTATTGTAGAATCTATACTGTAATCATAACCAATATCTTGCAATTCTAAACTTTTAATTTTTCCAATTTTATTCGAATTTGGAACCAGTATTGCTCCAGATCCACTTTCAGAAAATACTGAAGATATTGATGGGAAACTATTATAACCATAACCTTTAGATAAAGATTTAAAGGATCTAATAATTCCTTTTTCTGATTTTGAGTTTGTATCGTAGGATAAAGATGAATTTGTTTCATTATAAGTTTCTATTTCATCAGTAAATCCTATAGTGTAATTAAATGTATCAGTTCCTACGCCAGAAATTTTGTGGGTTCCGGAAAATTTACTATCCTGCAATAGAATGGAATTTCTAAAATCTACTTCATTATCGATTTGATATTCTTTCTTTATATTAGTGTTAGTTTTTCTTTGAATTGGTTCCAAAGAATAGTAAAAAATATCAGGAAAAGATGAATCTATTAATAACTCTATCTTTGCGGTCGAATCTACTCCAACAGTTCCAGTTTTAACTATTTTTGATATTCCTTGAGAATCTACTATGAATAATCTTTCTGATAAATTAAAGTCTTTATAGAAATTTATATCAAATGATGGTATTCTTTTAGAATTTGATTCTATAGAAAGTGATTCGTCTGATACATCAAAAACTATCTTTTTATTTCTTACAATACTGAGAGGTAAATTTATCGGAGATATTGATCCTTCTAATACAGTAGTTGTAATACCGATGAAATTTGGTATTTTTTTATTTGAATCATATTTTGATCTTGATAGTCTTATTCTATTTCTATCATACACTGAAATATAATATATTTCATTATCAACTAAATCTGGATAATTGGAAGAAGAATTGAAGATTATTTTTTGACCGTTTTTAAAATTGTGTGCAGGAATTCTGATGGTACTATTGTCTTTATCTACATCAGATGACAAAAATTCAACTTGACCAACAATAAGTCTTCTATAGTAATCGTTATACTTTACTTTATATGATGTGGATAGTCCAGAAGAAACATCAACATAAACAGTATCATTTAAAGACAAATTGTGAGTAGTTGCTGTAGAAACTAAAGCAGAATTTTTAGTTATATTTGCTTTTAATGTATTATTGTATGATGTTTTTATACTGTGATATGTGCTTGTACCAATCCCATTAAAATACAATAGTCCAATTGTTCCATCAGAGTTTAAATATTCTCCAGTAGTGCTAATTCCAATTCTTTCGGTAGATAATCCGATAAAATCTTCTGTTATTTTTGTTGTATAAAAACGGTCTCCATTAGTTAAAGTGAAGGAACTTGTCCCATCTGTAGATACTGAAATTGGATCCCCACCATTCGAATTATAAATTACTAAAGTTCCAGATTCTATATTGTGATTTTTTAGGTAAATTGATCTTGGTGGAATAGTTAATGAGGTAACTCCAGAACCAGGATTTGAGAAAGTAGTTAAAAATCCTACTGTTCCAATACCTAAAGATTCTTTTGGATCAAAATAATATTCTCTATTTGCTAATGAATTTAAATCTTGACTTGTATAATCAAATATTATTTTATTGCTTTTTTCTACTAAAACTGTAGAAGCAACATGAGAACTTATTTCAGTACCACTAAAACCTCTCAAAACTCTAATTCTAGAAGAACCTGGTTCTACATTTAATACTTTAACTTCTTCAGATTCTATTTTAAAAACATCATTTTCTACAACTTCAGGATATTTGATGTCTCCACTAACTTGTAAGTAATCAACATCACTTAAAGAACCAATTCCAACAGATAATACCAATGTGTTTTGAGGAATCTTTGCTTTAAAACTACCTCTTAACTTAAAATTGTTTATTGGCTCTGCCAATAATGTATCATTACTAAGTAAAGTATGTGGTATTGTAGTAAAACCTATTATTTTACTATTTGATTTGTATGGTATAAACTCAACATCTTCAAATAAAAGTGAAGACAATGATATTTCGTTTATACTTTTCCCTGATATCTTATCGACAGTATATATTGGTTCAGTTCCATTTAAATCGCCACCGACAAAATCTACAATATCCCCAACAGAATAGTTATCTCCTCCTGAAATTATTGCAATTTCATCAATTCCTCCAGAATAAGTAGATAATATTTTAGAATCTTTTAATTTGTAATCTTTATTATTATTTTCAATAAATCTATATGTAGAATTTGAAGACCTGCTGTTATAAGGATTTGTGTTTCTAATTAAACTGGGATCTAAGAAATTAAAATCATCCTGATTAGAGGAAATACTAAAATTGAAATCTATAGGTTTAGATTTAAATGAAGATCCAATTACGTAAGGAAATTTTGGTTTTTTCTGACCATTAAATATCCCCTTTTTGTTTGTAAAAGATTCTTCAATTGTGGTGAAGTATGCATAAGTTCCATTTGGAAATTCTGGAGTTACGCAAAATCTTCCATTATTTTGATCAAGATCACCTTCACCAGTATACTCATAGTCTTCTATAAAAAATCCTGCAGGAAATATAGTTTTTCCTGGTCTTCCTTCCTGATTATCAACTGGATTTGCATATCCAGAAAGTAATTGCTTTACTATTTTAGAATTCTGATTTTTGTATCCATATGGACCGTATATTGGATTTCCATCATATGCCCAACCAATGATCGGAGAATGGTATTTTGTAGTATTGGTATCATTAAAATAATCTGCTCTGTAAATTATTTCATCATCCTGATTAATTATAGAAAATAATTTTGTCCTTAAATCTTTAGGTGGATAAAGATGAGCATATTGTAATCCATACTCTGGATTTAATCCCCTATAACATACGCCACCGTCAGAACCAATTTTTTCTGAAGAAATTAATCTTTCAAAATTATTAATAGTCCAAGTTTTAATTTTAGTATTTAATTTGCAACCAGATCCTGGAGATACAATATTTACTAAAGTATCTTTTGGATCATAACCAAACCCTCCACTTATTACTTTGATTTCTTTAATTGTCTCATTTTCTATTATTGGAGTTAAAATTGCACCAATTCCAGATCCACTAATAAAAATATCTGGAGTTGATACGTAAGCAGAACCAGAATTTGTAATCAAAACTTCTACTATTTTTCCATTTGATATTATGGGTATTGCTTTTGCTCCACTACCTGAATTTAATGTAATGCTTGGTTGTCTATTATAATTTATTATTTCTGATGATCCGTATCCAACTCCACCATCTTCAACAAAAACTGAAGTTACTCCACCTCTGAATATAGGTTTTAAAGTAGCGTTAAATTCTTTTTCATTTGATGTGGATACTCCTATATAACCTTTTATAGAAAGATTTATTGGTTCATAGTTAAATATGTGTTTTCCTGAACCTGATGTTTTTAGGTTTATATATTGTTTTGTTCTATAGAAAAAGTCCTTTTCTGTTGAACCTAAGCCAATCTCAGATAATTTAAACTTTTTACTATCAATTCTAGTAACATAATAACTTCCTGTACTTAGACCTGATACAACTGATCCTTGACAATCATATGTAATTATTTCTCCGCTTTGATATGGGTGATCGTAGACCTCAATTAAATCAAAGGCAGTATTAATTCCAGAAGGATTAACTACTATTTTTTTATTCTTATATCCAGATCCGCTATTTAAAATTGATATAGAACCAATTGTAAACTTTTTCTGTTTAGATTTTATTGTATGTGTTCCCTCACCAAACCCAGTTATGTCTATTGGATTTGTTCCTTCAATAGAGTCTTTTCTTGTTGAGAAAAGTCGGATGGAAAAATCGTCAACTATTTTTACATAGTAATCTGAATTTTCCTCAAGTCCTCCTATTAATTGTTGATTGTTTGATGAGTATGTTATAATTTCTCCCGTCGATAATCTATGAAAAGTTCCAAATCCAATTTCATTAAAAGCATTACCAGGTTTTATTTTTGAATTTTCTGAACTAGAATCAAAATTGATAATATTTTCTACAGGTATTAGATTTGCCTTAGCACTTGCTCCAGATCCACCTCCTCCAGTTATATCGATTGTAGGATTTTCAATATAATCAAATCCAGAATCTATGATAGAAACTGCAAACAATGATCCTTCCAATCCACAATATCCTGAAGCAGGAACTGTAGTTCCTATTCCCGGAGAAATTTCTAAAGTTGGTGGATTTATTACATCATAGTTTGATCCCTGACCAAGAACTTCAATTTCTTTTATGTTCCCATAGTAAACAACATCTCTCGATTTATAATTTAACAACTCAACACCATTCAAGAATATTCCAGTAGCACCTTTTTTTGTGTTGTTCTGGGAATCTTCTATTGTTGGATTTTGTAATTTTCTTACTATTTTTTGGGGTTCTATAGAATCTGGAACATTGCTCGGACTAGCAAACCTCAACAAACTTATAAAATTATTAGTGAGTCCATCAACACTTCCAAGATTTACATATCCGTTAAAATTTGAATTTTCCTCAGAAAGAGCAATATTTTCTTTACTTCTTGACAATTTGAAATTATTTTCATCAATGAATTTAACAAAAAATACTGCTCCAGATTCTATGTTAAGTCTATTTTCTTGAGAATTTTCTTCATTAAAAGTATAAAGAACAGAGTCTCCCGTAAGATATCCATGATTTTCATAGTATATTACATCATTAACAACTTTATTAATTTCTATTTTAAAGTCGTCTACTAATATTTGAGAATCGCCATAGTTTGGTAATGAATTGGAACTAACAAATATAGAATTTGTTGATATATCTTTGTATACATTTATCGTATCTGATGGATAAAGATCATTGTATTTTGAGATTACTTTTCTCACACCAAAAATTTTATCTACACTTTCTCCTACATTTTTTATTTGAAATTGCTTTCCTGGTATACTTTGATCAGATACGTTTACAGTAAATTCCCTTATCTTTCTTCCTGAAGAATTTGAAAAATAATCAATTTCTACTTTATCCTTATCATATATGTTAGTATTATCAAAGGTAAAAACTGTATAATTAAATCCACCGTCATCTACTATTCTACTCACTTCACAGTCAACAGAAACATTAAATAACCAATTATTAGATTTAAAATCTTCTTCTACGTCATATCCAAATGATACTATTTTTCCAGTATCATCTTTTGAGTAATTGCTTCCCTTTATTCCAATATTGTCTATATTTAAAACTCCACCTATTCTAAATCTTATTTCCTCATTTGTTTTAGAATACCCATAAGCATAAACATTTTGAGAAATGTCATTTCCAGATTTTAATTCTTCCGTAATCCCAGAACAATTAATAAATTGAGTTAAATTTTTATCTTCATAAGTTATTAATATATTTCCTGACAATCCAGAATATATTAGTGTTCCACTTTTAGGGAATCCTACGGTAGAATCTACAATAATCGAGTCACTTCCTACAGAAACATTTTCTATAATTTTTGTTTTTGGGTGAATAGAAAACTCTCCAAAAATGGACCCAAAAACATTAATGTCTTTATTAAAATCAAAATCCAACTTTAGAATATAATAATGCTTTCCATTTCTAAATATTGGTTCTATGTCATTTACTGTTGCAAAGGATTTTGGAATTGTTCCCTGTTCATCCTGAAATATTGTTTTGTTTACCAGTTCCCTTACGTCTCCAGAAATTTCTTCTACGACAACATTTTTGGTTAACCTGTATTGCGCATCTGAAGATTGAATCAAAAAATCTCTTGGTTTTATAATTTCGGCCTTTGCACCAAATAAAACCCTGAAAAGTATTTTAAATGATTCGTCAGTTCCCTTAGAAGAGTAAAAATCTTTAGATTGTTTTAAAAAAGAAGCAATATTAAGTCCAGAATAAAAACTTCTATCTTCAAATCCAGGCAAAAATTGCTTTTTTGTTTTTTTGAAAAATTCTTTTAAAAATAAAGCACTTAAATTTGTTACTAAAGATCCTGAAGAGTGTGCCTCAACCAAGGTATCTTCAAATACAAAATCTTCTCTTCCTCCACTACTATATTCTATAATGGCACTAAATCCCCGTATACATTCATTAAATGAAGTATCTGTTTTATTTTTATATAAGATTATTTCTGAGTCAATTTTAATTATGCCATAAAAATTTGGAAATCCTTCAGTAGACTGCACTTCCACAATATTATCATTAAATCCTATTTCTGAATCTAATGTCGTATAATCTATAGTATTAGAAGAATTGTCAACTTTTATTTGCTTATCTATATTTTGGAGTATATCATTTACTCCTCCTTGCAAATCTAAAGTTCTATAATAATCTCTTAAAAACTCCTCAACAAGAGGAAAATTTTCTCTTACAAAAAGAGGAAGTTGATTTTCAATTACTGAATTGAGAGAAATTCTTGTATTATTCATTTACTATCTTCTTACTAGG